GCGATCATGGAGAAGGCGGCGGTGCCGCTGGATGTGATTGAAGCCGCGACCAACGAGGTCCCTGGGGCACGCGTCTTCCGATTCAAGATGGAAGGCGTAGGCGAGTGATCCAGGTACGGATTGACCAGTCGGTGGTCGCTAGGGCCATTGACATCGCACGCCAGGAGGACATCCTGCCGAGCGGGTCGGTGGACCGCAGCCTGAGCCAGAAGGGCCGCAAGGCCGTCTGGGAGGGCGCCGTAGGGCAGGCGGTGTTTGAGGCGGCGCTGGCCGCCCTGGGCATCCCTTGCGAGTTCAAGGCGTCTATCTTCTACGACTACCAGACCCCAGCGGGTCGGGTAGAGGTAAAGACCAAGGAGCGAGCCGTAGCGCCTGCGCCTTCATACGAGGCCAGCATCTACGACTACAACAAGGACCGCCAGGACGCGGATTGGTATGCCTTCGTGAGCCTGCGGCTTGCGGAGGGTAGAACGAAGGAGAGTGAAGCACGCACCGACAAGTACGACACAGGCTGGGTATGCGGGTGCATTGCGCGCCAGGAATTCACCCGCTCAGCCTTTGAGGTAAACATTGGCGACCCGCTGCCAAACGGCCAGGCGGCGGGATTTGCGAGCCGTAACATCCGTTACGGCGCGCTTAATGGCCTAGAAGTATTGAGGGGGAACCAAGCATGAGCAAGCAAATCGCAGCGGCGCTCGCGGCGCCATTTGATCCGAAGGACCTAAAGCACCGACCTGGTAGGGCTGGGCTGGTCTTCACCTATGCCGACGCCAGGGCCGTAGCCCAGCGCCTAGACGATGTCCTAGGGCTGGCAGGCTGGCAGTTTGAGGTCAAGGTCGCGGACCCCGCTCGGTCGGTGGTTCACGGCAGCCTGGTGATCGTGGTCGATGGGGCCTCAACGATCCACCAGGACTTCGGCTACCCGAACAGCGCCCAGGACGACGAGCCGCTCAAGAGCGCGGCCTCGGATGCCCTCCGACGCTGCGCCGCGCAAGTGGGCGTCGGTCGAGCCCTCTACAGCCCCGAAAAGGGTCAGGGTGGCGTCCAAGTACCACCTGCCGCCCCAGCGCCCGCCAGGAGCCCGCAAATCGCCCCTGTAGGGGCTTTACGCGTGCCCACCGACGACGAGCGCCTAGCGCGGGCGGCGATGGCGTTTGCCCAGGAGGCTGGGGACGGTGCCTGCTCGCATGGCGAAGCCTGGGCCCTAAAGCCAGGCGGCGTCGCCAAGGCGACTGGTCGCCCCTATGCGCCGTTCTACGCGGCAAGTCACAAGGTCGGTGGCGCCCAGGGGCAGTGGTGCAAGGACAAGCCAAGCGCCGCTTGGTTGGCAGCCCAGCAGGGTCCAGCGCCAGAGGCTAAGTTGGTGCCCCAGGAGAACCTAGAAGAGTTGCCGTTCTAAGCGGCGCGGAAGGAGGTTGATATGAGTGATCCTGGATTATTCGCGCAAGAGGCGGCACGAGAGAAGGAGGAGGAAGTATGAGCACGAAACAGGAAACAAAGAGTAAGCGTGAGGCAGAGTGGAGTGGTTGCCTCTGCGGAGTCTGTGAGCGGCTATACGAGTGCGAGGATTGCCACGGACTATTTGAGTCGGACAATGAGAAGAATAAGTGTGAACGATGTGAGGAGGAGAAAGTATGAGCAACGGCGCGTGGATCAAGTTGTCGGTGGGCTGGGATGAGGACGAGCGGGTAGCGACCCTACCCGACCTCACTCAACTCGTCTGGCTCAAGGTGCTTACCAGGGCGAAGCGGCAGCGGCCAGGAGGCGCGTTCGGCTCGGTCGATCACCTGAAGGCGCTGCTGCCTGCCCGCCTCCACCGACACATCGCTCCGCTCGTGAAAGCGGGGCTGCTAGGCGGCTCGGACGGCAGGCTGGTCGTAACCAACTGGGGTAAGCACCAGATAGACCCGACCAGGGCTGACCGTGTGAGCCGCTTCAGGGAGCGGGAGAGAAACGGTTACACTGGCGTTCAGAAACGCCCTGAGAGAGAGAGAGAGAAAGACAAAGAGAAAGAGAGAGACAATTCTATTAAACCAAACGGCCCAGAGGCGATAGGCGAGATCTTAGCAAGGAGGGTCAAATGAGACCTATTGCGCTTATCGGTCCACAAGGCAGTGGTAAGACAACGCTGGCTTCTCACCTTGAGGGGAGCGGTGGCTACTATCGACTTGGCATAGCAGACGCCATCAAGCAGGTGACTCGCTTGGCGTATCCCGCTATCGCCAAAGGCGACGAGTTCACGGTCCTGGGCTACGACGGACCACGCAAGGTTTCTGGGAGGGAAGTGTTCCAGGAGGTCGGCGCGGCCCTGCGTGAGTTTGACCGTGAGTTCTGGCTGCGCGTCTGGCGCCAGGGCTACAACCAACTCAGCATCCGTCGGCTACCTGTGGTCGTTGACGATGTACGGCTGGAGAGGGAGGTGCAGTATCTCCGAGAGGTAGACCCGACCTTTCTGGTCGTGCGGCTCTACGCCGACCCAGGAGCCAGGGCCCACCGACTTGGCGGTAGCCTCCTAGGGTCGGGGGATGTCACGGAACACTCCTGGCACCAGGCGCCGTATGACCTGACCCTAGACACGACCAGCATGTCGGAAGAGAATGTTTATCGGGCAGTTATTGAAGCAGCAGGAGGAATGCTATGAACTTTGCCGATCTACAGTTGCGCGCTGAGCAACTCGGATACCATTTTGACGCGCTGCTACGGCTTGACGACGGAACCTACGCCGTCGTGCTTGAGGACTACGCTGGGCAGCAGTTGGAATTCAAGGGAGAGACGCCGCAACTTGCCGTTGAGGTCGCCAACCTCTCCTTGGCACGCTGCCTTGATGAGGTGACTCAATGAGCGGATTTGAAGTTGTCGGTGTGCTGCTTGCGTTCTGCCATCTCCTGTTTGGCGGGCTGGTAGCAGCCAGCCTTCCATCGGCAATAAAGCGCAACGCGGCCCTAGCAGGAATCATTTACCTGGTCCTTGCCCTGGCAACGGTGATCTGGGTTGGAAGGAGCGTAGGGCTGCTATGAACCGCATCGAGCGCGCAGCGCCATTTCTAGACGAAAGGGTCGTGGCAGTGCAAGAGGGAGCCGACGCGTGGTGCGAGGAGCCTGGAGTCACTGGACGCGTGTGGTGCATTCTTTCTATCCGATATGCAGACGCCATCGCGCCAGACGGCTGGTTCTTTTTGTATCAAGGAATCGGCAGCCGCAAGACCATCCTGGACCTGTTGAAGCACGGACTGATTCAGGTGCAAGAGAGTCCCTTTACCCTCAGCGACGGCGGGAGTACGATCCTCGCTAGGCTACGCTGATGGGCAAGATGAAAGACCTAGATATCCAGCAGCACAATGTTGACCCAGCAAAGAGCCGTCGCGGCCGCACCGCCAGGGCTCGCGGCAACGCCTTTGAACGAGAGGTCGCTAAGCGCCTGGGCGCAAGTCGAGTGGGGCAGTTTGGCGGCAAGCAGGATGTTGCCAACGAATGGATCGCCGTTCAGTGCAAGGTGGGCAAGTCCTACCCTGAGCGCCTTGATGGCTGGCTCCGTAGCGTTCCAGTCAAGGGCGATCAACTCGCCGCGCTGGTTGTTGGTGACTCTCCTGGGCTTGGCGGTAGGCGCCGCACAATGATCGTCATTGACCTAGACGATTTCATCGCCTGGTTCGGAAAGCAGGAGGATTAGATGCTCGCCTTGGTGCTGGCGCTATCACTAGCGATCCAATCACCAGGGCTTCCACCGACAGGCGTAGCCTCCTGGTACGACGCAACAAGACAGGGCCAGAGCAGTTGGTACACGCGAGCAGGCGTCAACTTCTACGGAGCGGTCGGCTCCTGGCGCTGGGGCGATAAGCCGTATAGCATTCTGGTATGCACGAGGAGCCAACCGACGCGATGCGTGATTGTCACGGTCGTTGATTACTGCGGTCGGTGCGCACAGGACTTGAGGAGAACATGGACCAAAAAGAGCAGAGCCATCGACCTATCACCCGCCGCCTTCGCTCGGCTGCGCGATCTCAGCACAGGGCTGGTCGCGGTAACCATCAAGCGGCTCCAGCAAGGGAGGTAGGGCTCGCCAGCCAGGAGTTCAAAGA